GGATCTTGCCCAACTTGCGGCGAGTCTTTTTGCTTGTTCCATTTATCGGTTCTCCAGTCAGTAGGGGGATTCTAAACATGCTGCCATCATCATCTCCATGACTTGAAAAGCTAACATGGATGTGTGAACTGTGCGGATTTAGCCCGGTGTATTTTCTCCATTTGTAGTTTCTTCGCCAGCTGGCAATTTTTTTATTGAAGATAATGTAAGAAATTCGTTTATCATGTTTGGCAAGTAGTCGTAACTGATCCGCAAGATCGAACGCTTCGGGCAGTTTTGATCCCAAATCAGCATCAATGTCGATGGCACGTACGATGCCCTGAGCATCAGGATTGTGATCGGACTTACGAGCTGCATGGCGCGCATCACCGATCCACCCATCACGAGATCTACTTCTATCGGGAAACGCATCATCAATGGCTTCTCTTAAAGTGACTCCGGCTTTACAAAGTTTAGCCATTAGCTTAAAAGCAGTTTTGCTTCTTCTTCGGTAATGCCTAGTTTGTCTAATAGGGCTTGGCGCTTGGCTGCTGCTTCGGCTTCTTGTTGTGTTTTAACCTGCTCAAGTCTTGTTTTTTCTGCGGCAATTTCTTCTGCCGTAGGAGTAATTATGTTTTGAGTAAAAACTGTTAAAATCCCGGCGCGGTAATGCCATTCTGCATCTGGAATAAGACTTTTGATAGCATCTTCGTCAATAATCATTATTACGCTCCAATTTCTAATGCGGTGATTGAAGAATAAAAGCCGCCATAAGCACAAAAAGCTGTCGAACCTGAAACATACTGCGCAAATTGTATTTTATATGTTGTGGCGCTTGTGGTCGCAGGTGAATCATAATATGTCGGCCCAATCGTTGTAACTATGGCTCTCGAAATATTATCATCTTTGTGTCTTACTGCGAATTCTGCTAATTGTGTCGCGCCTCTTACTAATCTAAAAATTGCTCCACTATCAGCGGCGCTGGCTTCCGCTGAAGCATTTATAGATACTAGAATCAAAATCGTTGAACTTGCGGAACTTGGTGTAATTGTTAAACTTAAAGCAGTATCTACATAAGTGCCTGAAGTAGTAGATTCTTGAGTCGTGCTTGAATCTTGAACTATTTGTAAAACCTTGCCGCCCCCGGCAGCAGCAGCCCATTTGACTCCGAGCGCTTCATTAGAATCAGCTGTAAGGATTGTTCCGTCTGCGCCCACTGGGATGCGTGCATCAGTTGTGCTGTAACCCCACACATCGCCTTTAGTTGTCAATGGTGAAGTTGTGCCAGCATCACTAAGCCAGCTACTTCCATCATATCTATAAGTTAAATTTGTATCTTTAAGATAACTAAACATGCCTTCGGCTACGTTTGCACCTAGCGCGCTCGTTCTAGCAGCTGCATCGTCAAAGACCATGACGGTTTGCTGCATCAAATATGTATTAACATCCGATGCCGTTAAAACGTCACCTGTGTTAAAGGTCTTGAAACCTGCACCTGCCATTTAGATCTCCTTAATAACTCAGGGCGTTCGTGCCTATTATACCTAAAGTGTTGCTATCCAGTAGGAAGCCATTGACTAGGCTTTCCCCTGTGAAAATCGTAGTCACCATCTTGCGGTTGCTAAAGTCATGGCGTATGCCCAGAGCAAGCAAGGTTTGGTTTACCGTAGTGCTACCGGGCATAACCTTTGTAATATCTACCGCATCCAAAAGCTCTATGTTTAGACCGGCTACGCAACGGTTTATATCATCGCCATCTTCTAGGTTTAGCTGGATTGAGTCAATGCGTGTTTCGATGTCAGATCTGGTAGATAAAATCATGTTAGCCATATCCAGCGCCACGGCATCGGTCTGCATCAAAACATCCTCGCGGATGCCCGAATGGACAAAGTAGGTGTCGATGCTATTTTGGTCAATAACGTTTTGTGGAGTACCGCCTAAGCGTGTCACGGTCACATCATTGAGCAGCTGGTCTGCATCCAGATTGACTGTTGCTTGTTGATAGGCGATGCCAGATCCATCATCGGCAAAGCTATAAGCTACTGAGCCAAGAGATTGAGTAATAACGTTGCGAGATAAGAATGTTGCCCTACCTTCACCATCAATAAAGAATCCGCCAAGCTCGCTATCCTCAACAGTACGCAAGGCATCCAAAGCGTTGCGAGATGTGCCGGGATCTGCTTGCAGCGTTGTATCCCCGGCATCTATATCTCTTAGACCTGCCGGGTAGCTGACTTCATCTAAAATATCGCTCACGCGTGTGCCTGATAAATCTCCAGCGCTTGCACCTGTGACTGTGGTAATGAGAGCTCCATTTAGCAATCTAAAAGCATCCACGCATTGAAATGTGACCCGGCTCACTTCATCTGTGCCTAAAGCAAAGTTAGTGATGTAATTCGTAATAAAGCCGGTAAATAGGAAATAACGCACGCCATCGTAATCGGCAAAGATTTGAATCTTACGCAGCGGAATTAGCTTGCCATAATAAGGCGAGGATGGATTGCTAGGATTCCAGTCGCCGTTTTGGTCGTAAATATCTACGGTAGCTGTGCCAGCCTCAAACTTAGCCAAGATACGGTTGCGACCACGCCTAATTGATGTGCTCTTGATTAGCGAGCTTATATCGACATAATCGGCCGGCTGATCTCCAAGCACGTTAGTACCAAGCACGCCTAATTGCGGTGAATCAAGCGTAAATGGATTTATGAGAATACTGATACCGGGCGTGAAATCAACAATCGCGCCTACGACTGGTGCTGCTGGCACTAAATTGCCCTTGCGCTGTAAATGGTGCGGCGACCTGAGCGTTGCTGATTGTATTGCAAATCGGTTATGGTATCGGCTAGATCTTGTGTGGTAACTGCGTTGCCTTCAACATACATGTTGATGATTGTCTGTGCTGGCACACCAGCTGCAAACATAGCTTCTAATCCTTGTTGCTCTAGGTTTCTTGCCACATCTAATTCGGCTAGTGCTGCGGCTTCCTCAGCTGCTACCACGCTTTCCTGCAAAACCTTTGCAGCATCGGCAGCGGCGGTAGCACCTTCTAAAAATGCTTGTGCTACGGCTTTCTCTTGTGGCGTTTGTGCTGCTGCTAATTGGGCTGAGGCTTCGGCTATTGCCGATGCAGCCTGTGATGCTGCTATATCAGCGGAAACTGCGGTAGCTCTTGCCGCTTCTTTGTATGCTGTGGCTTTATCTTGTTGCGCTGCGAATACGTTAGCAGCTGCCGCCATAGATCTAGCTTGTGCATCTTCCAGCAGTTTATTGACTTCCGATTGTATGCCTTTAAGTTTGGCTACTAAACTATTTACAAGCGCATCGGCTTTGTCAAAATAATCTTTCCATTTAGCAAATGGATCACCGGCTTCTAGATTCACCAGCGTTTCGGCTAGGCTTTCAGTTTCGTTTTGTAATACTTCTAAACGCTCTAATAACTTCTCAGCCTTATCCACATCCTGCTCTTGGATGGCTTGCTTTAATTCTTCAATTGTCTGCAATTCGAGTAATCGGCGGCGTTCCTCATCGCTGATATTGCCTTGCAAAGCTGCTGCAATCTGGATGCGGCGCTCGTCAAACTTAGATGCTGCCTTGTCAATCTTTTGGCTGATTTGCTTTAGCCGGTTGATCTTTTCCTGTTGCTTGATTGACTTTAATCGTAGCGCTTCAAGTTCCTTTTGGCGCTTGATTGCAGCTTCTTCTATCGCACGGTTTTTAGCATCAATGCCGGGTTGCCCGATTCCTGCGGTTGGAAAGAATAATGGGCGTGTCTTTTGTCCGGCTTTTTGTAATGCCACAATCAAAGCTGCTAATGGATTGCCAGTCATGGCTGTGCCAGTAATGGCAGCCATCAATCCACCGCTGCCGCCAATTTGTGATGTTACCTGCCCAATGTAGAATCCAAGACCTCGGAATACATCGGCTGTTATTGTGCCAAATTCTTCCATAGCACCAGTAGCGCCAGCGATGCCATTCTCGCCGGATAACATGCCAAAAGCATCGACTAAACCTTCACCTACGGTTGTCTGCATACGCTCGTATGCTGCGCCAATGAAGGCAACCTTGCCAGCATAAGTGTCAAGCTGTGCGGCTTTCTGACCTGCAAATTGCTTGTTTAATAATTCTTGGACATCGTTAAAGCGCGTGGTTCGCAGTTCGGCTTTAGTCAATCCAATGTTGTATTTAGCAAGGCTAGTGTTATTGCCTAGATATGCGCGTGATAAATCATTTACAACCGTCTGCAAGTCATAACCGCTGCCAGCCGATACGTCTAAAGCTGTGGCTAATATGTCCTGTGATTTGTTGATTGATCTAGTAGTTTGTGCCAATGTTTGAAATGCTGGTCGCAATTCACCTTTTGTAACGGCTGTGGCACGCTCTAATGATTCTAAATAATCTTCAATGGCAGGTGTAGCAAATCCTAGATTGACACCCTTTAACGCTTGCTCAAATCGGTTGGCGGCTACTTCTTCTTCCTTAAACGCACGCACCGACTCTTTAGCAAACTTGGTAATGACGGCAACAGAAAAGACCGTTGCAACGGTTCTGCCTAACTTCTTAAAATTATCTTCTAGCTGATTTGTGGCTTTCTTGGCTTTGTCAAAACCTTGCTTTTTTAACTCAGCCGCAATAATGATTTTGATTTGTTCATCGCTCAAAGCCATTATGCCACCATCCTCTTAGAGTTCTCGATTTCTTTTACAAGGTTATTACGCGCTGTGTTAATAGATTGCAAGATTGCATTTAGGGCTTTGCCTTGATTGCGAGCATAAGCGGCATAAAGCAACCGACCTGTGCTCTCACGACCACGCCCGGAGTAATCCGTTAGTGCGCCTATGCCATTCATCGCTAGATTAAATCTTCTACCGGCTCTTGTATTGTTTGATTGGCTTCTCGGATCACCGCCGGGATTTAATCGACCTGCGGTTTCAATGATGCCACCCATTCGTGACTTATTGACTAAAGTAAATAAAGACACGAATCCGCTGCGCTTGACTTTGCTAGGCGCTACCGAATATGTCAAACCTTTGCGAATCAAACGCTGATCATAAAATGGAAAAGC